GCTGAAGCAGGAGACGGAACAATTAAGATTAAACCTATGAAATTATTAAAGGACGAGAAAGATGAATAAATGTGAAACTATGTGAAAGGTGCGAGACCCAGTTTACACCAAAGGTAAGTTATCAAATTTATTGTGGAGATATTTGTAGAGAAGAAGCCACCAAAATAAAGATAGCCGAAAGGTATCAAATAACTCGTAGACAAAGAAGAATAGGCAAGAAAAGACTTTGTATTGGCGGTTGTAAAGAACAACTTTCAATATACAATGACTCTGGGTTTTGTTCTAATTGCAATATAAATAAAAAAGAAGTAGACAAGATGCTAAAACAACTAAAAGGATTTTTTGACTATGAACAAAAATGACCCAAAAACAATTTGTGCGATTGATGCAAGCACTAATAGTCTTGCTTTTGCTATTTTTAATGATAACAATCTAGGTAGTATTGGTAAAATTAATTTTAATGGAAAAACAAATTATGAAAAAGTAATGGACGCCTGTTCTAAGACAAGGGCATTCTTTGAACATTTTGGTGGATTTGAAGCAATTATAATTGAACATACCGTATTTATGAACAGCCCTAAAACTGCTGCAGATCTAGCATTAGTTCAGGGAGCACTATTAGGTGCTGCTGGACTAACTGGAACAAAAGTTATAGGAACTGTATCACCAATAACCTGGCAAAATTATTTAGGAAATAAAAGGTTAACCAAAGAAGAACAACTAGGAATTAGATTAATGAACCCTGGGAAATCAGTTTCTTGGTATAAAACATACGAACGGCAAATAAGAAAAGAAAGGACCATAAAACTAATTGAAATCAATTATGATAAAATTATTAACGACAATGACGTTGCTGATGCTTGTGGTATCGGCCATTGGGCTATTAATAACTGGAATAAGGCAATAGGAGAAGATAAATAATGCCAGAGTTAAATGCAAACATACCACCGATTGAGTGTTATGTCCGTGGTAATTTTTTAAGAGATCAAGAAGACAGCCATGACAAATACTTTCCATGTGTAATATTTGGAGTGTCTAGCGTTAAAGCCAGAAGCCCTTTGTTTCATTTCTTAATGGAAGATGGTGGTCTTTGGTGGAGAATGCCAATTAATGCATTTTGTACCAAACCAGGGATCCCTGAAGAGCCTATTTATAACCTTGTGTTATGGAATTCATTTTCGCCACATGTATCTGTTACTAAATTTCAAAACCTAAGCAATATGAGAATGTCATATTTAGATAGAGAAAAGAATCATGTTCCTGGTAAATATCTGTTTACTTTAGATTGGCATAATCCAGATAGCAATGTGCTAGATGACGGTTACTCTGAAAATCCAGGGCAGCACAAGTGTGGCCACGTAATTCAAAGAGATGATGGAAATTTTGCGGTACAGCCTAACAATAGAGTTAAATTGTATGAGCCATCATTTGTTACCAAGCCTGATCTTCTACTTCATAGATTAGTTAATACAAATAAGTGGGATGTTGAAAGTTATGATAAATGGGTTTTAGAAGACTCAAACGCATACAACTATGACATTTCTGAGACAGAAGTTGACAAATAACTTTATGGCTGCTAAACTATATACAAGCGAGGCTTGGCTACGCAAACGGTTTCTTATGGATAAAAAATCTCCACAAGATATTGCTAAAGAATGCGAAGCCAGCGTTGAAACTATATATGTATACCTTGCAAAATTTGGATTAAGGAAATCAAAAAGATGATATTAAAACCAGTTTACGAAGATGTTAAACATTTTAATTGTAACGATCTTTATCTTCGTTCCGTTGGAGCACCTTCTGGCAATTCAATTTGGGAAACGTGTCACTCTATAGCACAAATGCTTATAGAAAAAAATATAGCGTATGGAGATTCCGCTCTTGATCCTGTAAGAATTTTTAGCAAGTCAGACCCAGCAGAACAACTTAAGGTTAGAATTGATGACAAGTTAAGTCGTTTAATGAAAGGAACTGATTACCCTGGAGATAATGACATTGATGATTTAATAGGATATTTAGTTTTATTAAAAATAGCAAAGGAAAAAAATGTCAACTGAATCAGAACTAATTGAACATCTTGATGAAGTTAATAAGGTAGTTACAGAATACCTTAAAGGGCAAGATCCAACAAAAATTTCTAAAGAGTTGGATATTCCACGTACTCGTGTTGTTTCATTAATTAATGAGTGGAAGGTTATGGCATCTGCAAATGATGCAATTCGTGCACGGGCTAAAGAAGCCCTTGCGGGTGCTGATACTCATTATAGTAAACTAATCACGAAGGCTTATGAAGTTATTGATGAATCAAGTTTAACTAATAATCTTAGTGCAAAAACTCAGGCAATTAAGTTAGTTATGGATATTGAAAAATCTAGAATTGAAATGTTACAAAAAGCAGGGCTTTTAGAAAACAAAGAACTTGCAGAAGAAATGGTTGAAATTGAAAGGCGACAAGAGGTTCTTGTTGAAATCTTAAGAGACATTGCTTCAACTCATCCAGAGGTTCGTGATTTAATTATGAAGCGTCTTTCTCAAATTGCTAAAGAGGGAGAGGTAATTACCATTGTCCAAGATGTTTAATGACTTCTTAGAAGTTTTAAAAGAAAATCAATTTGACGAAATTCCAGTAGACGCAAAAACATTTGTTGAGTCTGCTGATTATCTTGGACAGCCACAACTATCCTTAATTCAATATGAAATTGTAGAAGCAATGAGTCAAATTTATCGTAAAGAAGAATTACAAGAAATATTTGGATCTGTTCTTGGTGCTCAATATTTTGACAAATATACTAAAAATGAAATTATTTTGCAACTTGGCAAGGGATCTGGAAAAGACTTTGTATCAACTGTAGCCTGTGCATACATAGTGTATAAACTGCTATGCCTTAAAGATCCCGCTAGGTATTATGGAAAACCAAGCGGGGATGCAATTGATATCATAAACGTAGCCATCAACGCACAACAAGCAAAGAACGTATTCTTTAAAGGATTTAAAACTAAGATAGAAAAATCACCATGGTTTGCAGGAAAATATAACGCAAAGGCTGACAGTATTGAGTTTGATAAATCAATTACAGTTTACTCTGGACATTCAGAAAGAGAGTCTCATGAAGGTTTAAACTTACTTCTTGCAGTTCTTGATGAAATTTCTGGTTTTGCATCTGAGGTTGGAACTGGTAATGAGCAAGGTAAGACTGCAGAAAATATTTATAAAGCATTTCGTGGGTCTGTAGATTCTCGTTTTCCAGATTTAGGAAAAGTAGTATTGCTTTCATTCCCCCGTTATCAAGGTGACTTTATTTCCAAAAGATATGAAGATGTCATTGCAGAAAAAGAAACCATTGAAAAGAAACATCTTTTTATTATGAATGAAGACTTGCCACACGATGATCCAAATAATCAATTTGAAATTTCATGGGACGAAGATACTATTCTTTCTTACAAGGTTCCAAAAGTTTTAGCACTTAAAAAAACAACGTGGGACGTAAACCCTACTAGAAAAATAGATGATTTTAAATTAGCATTCTATACAGATCTTGGTGATGCAATGATGCGGTTTGCATGTACACCAACATTTGCATCAGATGCATTCTTTAAAGATAAAGCAAAATTAGAAAAAGTAATGACATTAAGAAATCCAGTTGACAATTTTAGAAGGTTTGATGAATCATTTAAACCTGATCCAGAAAAGATATACTATATTCACGCTGATCTTGCACAAAAGCATGACAAGTGTGCTGTAGCAATTGCTCACGTAGATAAATGGGTAAACATTCAAGTTATTAAAGATTATGAGCAAGTAGCACCAATGGTTATCGTTGATGCAGTTGCCTGGTGGGAACCAAAAGCGGAAGGTCCAGTTAATTTATCAGAAGTAAAACAATGGATCATTAATTTACGCAGACAGGGATTTAATATTGGGGTTGTTTCTTTTGACCGTTGGCAGTCATTTGATATTCAACAGGAATTGAAGGCAGTAGGAATCAAAACTGATACTGTTTCTGTTGCTAAAAAACACTACGAAGACTTAGCAATGATGATATATGAAGAAAGAGTTGCAATACCAAGAATTCCCTTATTACTGGAAGAGATGTCAGAACTCAAAATTATGAAAAATACTAGGGTTGATCATCCACGTAAAAAATCTAAGGACCTAGCAGATGCTGTATGTGGCGCTGTATTTGGAGCAATATCACATACACCTAAAGATTCTAACCATGAGATTGAGATTCATACTTGGTCTACTTCTGCACGACTTGCAGAGAAACAAAGGGATATGGTAGAATTAGACAACAAGGAAATGCCTAAAGATGTTAGAGATTTTCTTGATAGATTAAACATAATATAAATAAACAAGGAGAATAATGAATTCATTTAAGAAAATTGCCCTAGGACTCGCTGCAGCCATGTCCTTTGGCGTATTATCTGCACTTCCGACACATGCTACGGTGATTGCACCAACCTTGACAATTGATTCTGCTACAGACTCAATTCTCGTAGGTGAAACTGCAACAGCAGTAGTTTCGTTGTCATATATTTCAGAAACATCAGCAGACACGGCAACTGTGCTATCTGCTATGTTTGCACAGCCTTCTACGGCTAATAAGTCTGCAACACTTACATTGCTTGAAACAGGTACAGCAACAGTGGTAATTGCAGGAGATAGTTTGACTGCAAATGTTAACTCAACAGTTAATACAACAGGATATGTAACAGCAAAGTTTACAGTTACTTTGGCAGCGCCAACAGTTGCTGGAACATATGAGGCAAGAATTATTACAACTCGCCCATCAACTGGTCCATCAGTTATATGGACAATAACAGTTGGTGCTGGAGACACAGTTCCTTCTGCTTCAACAACAACTTCAATTCTTAACAGAGGCGAAGTAATTACTGCAACAGCAGATGATTCAGTATTTGCTCCAAAAGCAGCAGCAACAGATGCAGCAGCAGTTATTGTTATTGCACAAAAAAATGCAGCAAGCAGAACAACCTCAGAATCACTTCTTGCTACAGTAACTGGATCAGGATCAATTGGATATGGCACTAATGCTACAACAATGTCAGTTCTTGGTCGTTCAGTTGTTATTCCTTCAGGAAATTACATTGGTGTATTTGCTGACGGTACAGCAGGAGTTGGAACAATTACAATTACAACCCTTACAGGTACAGT